AAGCCCGGCCAGTTGAACCCGGCACATTCCCGCTGGCTCATGGGATACCCGGCAGAGTGGGACGCCTGCGCGCCTACGGCAACGCGATCGTCCCGCAAGTTGCTGCCGAATTCATCCGCGCCGTGATGGATTGCCTGCCGTGATGCGCTGGAAAATCTCCTACCGCAACGATGACCGTGCCCGACCGCTGGCGGATCGGCATTACAACCGGCAACGAGTCGGGGCGCCTGGTTTCGTTCCGCCGGGCCGGTGCCTCGTCCTGCTGACCGAAGATGAGCGCGCGCTGTGGGTCACATCCTGGCCGATCGCCGAGTTCGTTCAGCACGCCTGGGCGGGCGCCTGGGTCAATTCGCTGTTCCGAAAAGAGAACGGCGAGCGCGCTTCCGACCTCATCCTTGAGGCGGTTGCGGCGACCCGCTCGGTATGGACACCGCCAGCGCTAGGACTCGTCACGTTCGTCGATCCCGATGAAGTGCCAGGCGTTTGCGTTCGCGGCACCCGCGTCTTTGGCTACTGCTACCTTCGCGCCGGCTTCGAGCACGTCGGCTTCACAAAAAAGGGGTTGTGGGTCTGGCAATTGGTTCCGGATCGCATGCCGGAACCGCAGCAGATTCCGATCCTGGTTTGAAAGGCCTCTAGACATGCAACTTGACTTTCAGCGTAAAATCGTCGGCGAGGCCGAAAAGGGATGCGACGTGGTTAGGAAAAAAATCAGGAAAAAGCGGGTCGAACCGTTTCCGCGGGCCATGTCGGAGGAATCGAGGAAGGCGCGCGCGGAAAAAGCCGAGTTCCGTCAGGGGATTCTTGCGCTGCGGGAAGAAGGCAAGATGACGCTGGAGGAAATCGGCGAAATGCATGGCCTGACCAAGCAGCGCGTCGGCCAGATCGTGGCGCAAGCGTTGGCGGAGCGAGCCGCGGCGCGGAAGGGCTCCACGTGAGCGAAGCGCCAGCCGACACCAAGTATGCCGACCTGGACGCGGCGATCGTGGCCAGAATCAGGGCTGGCGCGAAGCGCTTTCATCAGATCAACATCGAGGAAGTGCGCCTGATCGCCGGACAAGCAACCCCGAACGATATGCGCGATCCGTACCGCGTGATCGACCGGCGCTTGCAGCACCTTCAGCACAAGCACGTGATCCAGTATTCGAGAGCGCACGGGTGGGCTGTGCTGACGCCGAAAGTGCATACGTGATCGATCGCTTCAGCAGTAAAGAGGATCCGCCCAAGTGGGACGAGCCCGCATTCCGCGAAGGCTTCAAGGCGCGGTCCGACGGCCTGGGGCTGTCTCATTGCCCAAGCGTTGCGACCATAGGACCGTGGGCCTGGAAAAGCTGGCGCGCCGGCTGGAACGATGCGCACGCTGGGATCGCGGCCGATGGCTTGGCAGATCAGATGCCGATTCGATCACCTTGAAGGTGCTCGGTGGATGAGAATATCCGCAACCTTGCCGCCCAGCTCGCGCGTGATTTAACTGATGACGGCAAACTGATCGAGGCCGGCTGGATGACCTATCGGTATTTGGTCATGCAAGCCGCCGCGCCGCAGGTTCAGATCGACGAATGCCGGATGGCGTTCTTTGCCGGCGCGCAACACCTATTTGGGTCGATTCTGGCGCTGGTAAGCCAAGGTGGCAGAGACGCCACGCCGAAGGATCTGGAGCGCATGTCGCAGATCGACGCCGAGTTAAAAGCGTTCATCGCAGTTTTTTCGGCAAAGCACGGGCTGGGGCTCTAAAGTGCCAGTCGGCCCCGGCAAATACGATGATCTATGCACCCTGGTCATGGATAAGACCAAGGCGCGCGCGGCGATCGTGATCGTCATTGGCGGAGAGCGTGGCGAAGGTTTTTCGGTGCAGACTGGTGACTTGAGAGTGATGGCGTTCTTGCCCGAAATAATCGAGCAGGTGGCCGCCAGTATTCGTTCAGATCGTCTGCGCGCACTGGTGGATGGATGGCGACCGGCACAAGGGGAGAGTGAACCATGAGCGTGAAACGTAAACCGAGGAAGACCGGAAGGACGAAGAAACTTGCAACGCTGGGACTGGACTTCACGGCGCGCGAGGCCATTGGCGTCGGTGATGGTACCGCGACTGAATTCCAGGTCGCCACAAACGGCAATGGCGCCAGGCCCTTCAGCATCAAGCTGGACGATGACGTCCGGGAAATCCTGGGCCAGCTCGGTGGCGGAAACATCAGCGAAGGGGTGCGGCGCGCGGCCGATATCGCCAAGCGCCTGAACTACTGATTTCAAAATGGTCGCGAAGCGCAAGCGCGCGCGGAGCGCGTATAAACCGGCGCGGTCTGCAAGCCGTTGGATAGCCGGTACGGGTTCGAATCCCGGTTCCGTTGCATCCCGGGTAGCGCCGGGCGCGACCTCCATTTTCCTATGTACTTGACGCCCATCGAACGCAGCCGATTGCTGAAGGCCTGCCGGGTCCCGCCAGCTGTTCCGATGGGCGATTTTTATCCGTGGGTGCTAGATCGCGTGAAGCTCAACGGAGAGACCGCCGAACTGATATCGACAGGACCACCAACCAATGAGCAGGCGATCGCTAGGCTTATATGCTGCTGGGACACCTACGTGATCCTGGGCCGTTGGACCGAAGCGAAGATGCACCTGCCGCACGGCGATATCGTGATGCTCGATCATCAGATGGAACTGATGAAGCATTTGCCGATCCTGATACACGGCACCGGCCGCGTGCTGGTTACCGGCCTGGGGCTGGGATGCGTCGTACGCGGGTTGCTCGCGCGCGACCAGGTCGACCACATCGACGTGATCGAACTGGATCGGATGATCCTGGACCGGATCGGCGCCGAGTTCGACGGCAACCAGCGGGTGACTCTTCACCACGCGGACGCGCTCACGTTTCCGCTGAACGGCCAGCGCTGGGATTTCGCCTGGCACGACCTTTGGGACGAGAACCGGCCGTTGCCCATGTTGCATGCCGACGTGATGACCCGTTTTTCCCCAAAGGTCACCCGTCAAGGCGCGTGGGAGCTACCCAGATGGGTCAAGCGCCGATGGGGCCGCAGCGAATGGCTGATGAATCGGCGAATAAAACTGCCGTGACGGAAACGCCGCCACCGTACAGTTTCGAAGCGTGGTTCGCGAAATACTGCGATGACTTCGATGTTGATGAGGATCCGGGCACGATTTCCGCGATGCGTGTTGCCTACGAAGCCGGGATGACGGCTTGCTGGGTGGCGATCGCGCAGTCCAAGAAAGAGTTGGACGAACTTCTCCGCACCAAAAAGCTATGAACCTGCCGACGCTTGAACTGCCGCCGTTACCGATCGGCATCGGCCACCTTTCTGAAGCGCAATGGAAGAATCTTGAAAAATGGGCACGCCTCGCCATCGAGCAGGACCGCGCACGGCGGATACGCGAGCCGGTCGCTTGGGTCCATGGCTTCGAGCATCGATTCAATAAAGAGGGCTTCCGGGCCACGGTTTCGTTCGTTCATCATGATCATTGGACGGACGAATACTGGAAACCGCTCTACCTATGAGCGACCTGGCCGATCGCCAGCGCGCGCACTGGCCCGATGCCAAGGCGAAGGGCAATGCGAACATCGAGCGCTACAACCTGGAACGCGGCGGCAGCGAAACACTAAATCCACTGGCCCTGTCGATTCAGAAGCCCGGCCAGACCAAGCAAAAGCGCCTCGCCAAGCTGATCGAGTTGGCCTCGAGGTTCAGCGACCAGCTGAAACCTTATTCAGCCTGCCGGCACAGTTGCTCGTACTGCTGCTACGTGGCGGTGCCGGTATCTGAATCGGAAGCTGAACTGCTGGCGCGCGCGTCAGGCCGAAAGCTTCAGAAGCCACTTCAGCCGGTTGACCGCGTCTACTGGTTGGCCGAACGTTCCTATGAGCACCCGTGCCCATTCTTAAAAGAGGGACGCTGTTCCGTGTACGCGGCGAGGCCGGTACCGTGCCGGACCTGCGTCAACATGGACGACACGCCGCTGCAATGCGAGCTGGCCCAGGACTCGAACGCCAACGTGCCATACGCCAATGCGACCGTGATCTGGGCCTTGCACGCAATGGTCACCGGGGGTGAAATACAGGCGGACATCCGCGATTGGTTCCGGGCAGACGGCGATGGCGCGCCTGACATTGTTCAGAAATCAGAAAGCAAAGCCGAGTGATGCCGACCTTGAGCGCGCACGCTATGTCGTGTTCGGGATGGTCGATGGTCTGGGCCAAGATGACAAGCGAGGGTGGCGGCATTTTTGGCGCCGGATTGCAAAGCTCGAGCCAGGCGAAATCCTCGAGTTCGAAACGCGCTTCCTGCGCAACGGCAAACACCATCGACTATTCTTCGCGATGATCACGGCCGTCTACGACTCGCAGGAACGGTTCACAGACTTCGAACAATTCCGCCATTGGCTGCTGATCAACGCCGGTCATGTCACCTGGGCAGCCGGCGCAAAAGGCGGAGTCGTACCGCTGGCCAAGTCGATCAGCTATTCCAAGGCCGACGAAGAAGAATTCATCACCGTCCATGAAAAAGTCCTGGACTTTTTGCGGGGCAACGACTGCGCGCCGTTCCTCTGGCCTCACCTGAAAGGCCAAGACCCGTTCGACATGATGGAAGGCGTGCTTGATGGCTTCGAACGAAATCCCGACTGAAGCCGACCGCGTCCTGTCGACCTGGACGATCTACCGCGATCCGCTGGACTACCCCGGCAAGTGGGTGTTGCGTAGATGGGACGTGTTGCGCGGCGAACTGCGCCCACACGGCCAGGCGTGCGTTTGTTACAGCCTGGACCACGCGCGGGCCGGCGTGCCCGAAGGCCTCGTGTGTATTCCGCGTGCTGAAGCCGATGATCCGGCCGTGTTCGAAACCTGGATTTGAAGGGGATCACTGGTACCAACTACCTGGAAGCATCTAATCCCCCCGGGTAACTCACCCCATGAAACGTGAACCCACTGTACTAGAGCAGGCGTGGATGGCACTTGTGCAGAGCCTTGGGTGCGTCGTGTGCCGGAATCTTGGATGGGGTGCGACGCCGGCACAGATACATCACATACGCGAAGGGCAGGGCGGTGGTCAACGTGCCCCCCATATGCTGGTCCTTCCGCTCTGCGAGCCGCACCACACTGGGGACCTCGGTATCCATAAAAATCGGCGCCTGTTCGAATTGCAGCATGGTTCAGAGCTATCCTTGCTCGCGCAAGTGATCAGCGAAGTGTTCAACAAGATGAGGGAGCGCTGGTCCCATTGGCGACAGGTGCCGGGCCATGCTCGAACAACAAGTCAGCGCAGCGAAGAACAGCAGCCATGAAACCGACCGACTACATGCACAGATCCGGGCCTGGTCGTCATTAGCGCGACAGGCGCCCGAACCGATCTTCTCTAACGTTCGGGCGGCTTTGATGTTTTCATTTCGGCTGAGCGAGTCGACCATCCTCGCATTCAGCCAGTGCTACGCGGGCGCGCCGACCTTCGGGGCCCGCGTGATGCTCACAAGCCAGGAATGGCATCAGCAGTCAGCGGCGATCCGCCGCATCATCGAAACGAATTTCCGCGGGATCGAGCTGGCCCTAGTGCTGGCGGACTACGCGGCTGGCCGGCACCGGATCGAGGGCGCGCGCATCTGCGCCGAACACTTAGCCTCGCACTCGAGCCGGCCGTTTCTGATCAAGCTGGGCACGCTGCGCTACTTCGGAGTTTCGGAAAAATCCGCGCGGGAAATTTCGCGCATTGCCTCGGTGCCACAGCGCACCGTGGAGCGCTACCTAGCGCGGGTGAGGGAAGACCTCGGTAGGCTCAGCGACAGCATCGCGCCGCGCCTGGAATCACTGCTGGTCGATACGCGGATCTGCTGCCGGCTCTGAACGAATCATCTTTACCAGCCAGCCCGTAAAGTCCGCGTGTATGTGGTCACGCGTCTGTTCGTTGACCGGCCAGCCGATATAACGCATTGCGATAGCTTCGAACGCACGATCGATTGCGATCATTTGCCGTCGCTTCGACATCGCACGGATCCGCCGCGCACTAAGCGTTCCGCCCCTACCGCCCATTTTTCCGGCCAAGTATCACTCCCACCCGATTCCGGCTGAGCCCTTCGCGCCTGCCGATTTCGGCGTCCGGAACCCCAAGCGCCCGTAGTCGCGCCATTCGGCGTTTGCGCTCTCGGCGCTTTGCTTTCCCGTTGACAGATGTCACCATACTAGATACGATTGTAATCACTTTAGCGAGGGAAAAGCAACCATGGTGGCAATCGTCGGAAACGAAGTCACGGTGCGCGAGGAATTCGGCGCCAGTGAAACCAAGGGCGCGGAATCGACCCCGATGGGCATCGCCCTGGCCGCGCGCGCCAAGGCGACCGTCGAAGCCCGCTACATCGCGGCCTGGAATCGGCCGCGTAACTGGGATCAGGTGCGCACGGACATCCTGAAAGAATGCAAGCGTCCAGGGTTCGCTCACAACAAATCGGCGTTCTATAACAAGCCGATCGGCGACGGTGTCGAAGGCTTGGGAATCCGGTTCGTCGAAGTGGCGATCCGCTGCATTCGGAACCTGTCCTGCGAAACCGAAATGATCTTCCAGGATCAATTGCAGGAAGTGCATCAAGTCACGATCACGGACTTCGAGTCGAATGTGCCGTACGCGCTTCAGGTGGTCGTGCCGCGCACGGTCGAACGTGCGAAGCCCATGGATGACGGGTCGTATCTGTCGGTACGGACCAACAGCCGCGGCAAAAAGACCTACACCGTGCCGGCGACGGAAGACGACATGCTGAACAAGCGCGGCGCGTATCTGTCGAAGGCGATCCGCACGCAAGGCTTGCGCCTCATCCCGGGCGACATACAGGATGAAGCCGAGGCGATCATCAAAGCGATCCGGCGTGACGAAGCGGCCAGGGATCCGAGTGCGACGCGCAAGGCGATCGTCGATTCATTCGCGGAAATCGGCGTGAGCGCGACCATGCTGGTCGAATACCTTGAACACCCGCTAGACCAGTGCAGCCCGGATGAAATGGTGCGCCTGCGCGGGATCTTCGGGGCGATCAGCGAAGGCGAAGCAAGCTGGGTACAGGTGATGGAAAACCGCGCGCTGGAGAAAGAAGGAAAAGAGATTCCGACTTGGGAGCCCGCGGAATTCGAAGCCGAACTGGTCAAGTGGACGCCAGTGCTGCAACAGCGCCAGCGATCCGCCCAGCAAGTCATCGCGATGGCCGAATCGAGGAAACCTCTGACCGAAGATCAGAAGAAGAAGATTCATGCCTTGCAGCCGGCCGCCCCGCCTACGCCCGCCCCGGCGGCCGATGCGCCCAAGCCGAAGGAATCGACCGAACAACCGAAGAAGAAGGATCCGAATGCGCCTGCTTGAGGTAGTTCAGGGCACGCCCGACTGGCACGTTGCGCGCGGCACGACGCACCGCACGGGTTCGGTCGCACCCGCAATGATGGGTGTATCGCTGCGAGTGAAGCGCACCGACCTGTTGCACATGACGGCCACGGGCAGTGAACAGGAATTCTCCGATTGGTTTCGCAAGAATGTGCTCGAGCACGGGCACGCGGTCGAACGACTGGCACGGCCGATCGCGGAGGAAATCCTTGGCGAAGCCTTGTATCCGGCCACGGTCACCGATGACGATGGTTATCTGCTGGCGAGCCTGGACGGCCTCATCATGGACGGCCGGATCACCTGGGAGTGCAAGCAGTACAACCGGGAACTGTTCACTGCGGTGCAAGCCGGCGAGTGCCCGCCGTATCACCGCTGGCAAGTGGTCCAAGGGCTGCACATCACCGGCGCTGAGAAGTGCCTGTTCATGTGCAGCGACGGCACGCGCGAGAACACGGTATGGTGCTGGGTGAGTCTGCGTGAAGGGGAGGGCGCCGAACTGCTGGCCGGGTGGAAGCAATTCGACGTCGACCTGGCCGCGTACACGCCAGCCGAAATCGTGCTCGAACCGACTGGCACGTCAATTCGAGAACTTCCGGCGCTCCTGATCACGGTCGAAGGGCGCGTGCTGACATCGAACCTGGCCGCCTTTCGCGACGCCGCGCATGACCTCATCGCCTCGATCCGCACCGATCTGCAAAACGATCAGGACTTCGCCGATGCCCGCAAGGCGGTCGTTTGGTGCAAGGATGGTGAAGACCGGCTCGAGGTTGTCAAGGGGCAGGCGCTTTCGCAGACCTCCAGCATCGACGAACTGTTTCGCACCGTCGACGAAATCCGCAGCGATCTGCGCGACAAGCGCCTGTCGCTCGAAAGGCTGATCAAGGCGCGTAACGATCAGATCCGCTTCGACATTGTCCAGAAGGGCAAGCAAGCGTTCGCCGAGCACGTGACCAAGATGAACGATCGGTTGGCCAAGGTCGCCGCCGGTTGGTGGCCCAAAGGCGCTGCGGGACCGAAGCTGGCAACCATCGAGGAAGACTTCGCGGGCTCAATCAAGAGCCTGAAGTCCATTGCCAGCATGCACGACCGTGTGAGCACTCATCTGGCGCATCAGACCATCAAAGCCGACCGCGCGGCCGATGCGATCCAGGCCAACATCGCCACGCTGCGAGAACTGGCGCCAGAACACGCGTTCCTGTTCACCGACGCGGCCCAGCTCGTGCTCAAAGCCAATTCGGACCTGGTGCTGGTCATCGAATCGCGCATGACCGCGCACCGCGAACGGGTGCGTCAGGAAGAACTGGAACGCGACCGGGCGGCAGCGGCGAAGCAGGCGGCCGCCGATGCGATCCAGGTCGCGGCCACCGTGCAGCAGTCCCCCGGGCCAACCACGGCAGAAGCGGGGCCGTTAGTAACGACTGCCGCGGCGGTCATGGCCGCTCCGCAGTCCGTGGCCGGGGGCGCTGCTGTCGCCATTGCAGAGGCGCCGTTGAAACTGGTCACCCTTACGAAGTCCAACATGGACGAGCGACACGTCCTGCTGCTGTTCAATCGCGCGCCGACAAACGCGGAAATGCTCGCCATTCAGACGGTCTTGGAATACGTCAGCGGGAAATGAAAACCAAGGTGACGCCGTGACTCGAATCCGTGCATGGATACGCGGAGTCTGGCAACCTTCGACTCCGCACGGACCCGCCGAATACGACGAGGAATGCGTGCCGGGGGAGGATCAGCCCGAGGGCGAAGGCTGGCAGGCTTTGAGTCTTGCGGACAGCGCCACAGCGCGCGCCGCGATCGATGATCAAGTGCTGGCGCTATTGCGCGGGATTGATAGGACCGAGACAGAATGTCCGGATGGGTGGTGGGAAACCTCGGAAGGGGCCGAATTCGGCAGACGCAAGCTTGATGAGATTCGCGCCGTCCTGTCTGTGCAGCCAGCGCCGTCACCCGACATCATCAAACCGACGATGCCGCTCGATTGGCCTGTTCTGTGGTCCGCTGGGGGATCAGACAAAGCCCGGGAGCATCAGGAGCCTTTTGCGTTCTTCGACCCTAGTGCAACCTCGGCACAGGGCTTTCTATCGGTGCGTGATCGAAAGATTGAAACGTGGACCGAGCCGCTGTATTACATAGCTCCGGACACCACCGCGATGATCGCGGAGCGCGACGCGACGATAAAGCGCCTTGAGGACGAGACGGCCGACTGGTACCAGAGCGACAAGGTTTTGCGGAATCGCGTCGAAGCGCTCGAGGCCGAACGTGTTCGCCTGCAAGATGCAGCGACGCAGTGGCGCGGTGTATGGGACAACATCGCAAGGGATGTGCCAAATCTGCGACAGGACAACCAGCCGCTTGCCGTCGCTGCGTCCTGGGAACTTCTCAAGCGGCGCGCCGAGGCGACCGAGCGGGACCTGGAACTGCTGAAAGCCGATAACGAAACGCTATTGCAATCCTGCACCGGCGAAGCAACCGCCCGGATCGCAGCCGAGCGCGCGCTGGCGGAGAAGATAGAACAGGCTGCTTTGATCTGCGACAAGATCGCCGAAATGCGTGAGCAAGGCGCTGGTCTTATCAACGGTCCTGGAAGCAGATTACGGCA